CGAAGAGTCGTCATTGGTAGGTCGTCTAGATGTGCTACCACAAATGGTAGTAACCCAGACTTCCTCACGGTGCAAGGATCTGTTCCACCGCACTCTATGAGTGCGAGGGTTCAGCCCTGTCCTCGTGTGGAGGCCAATGACTCCAGAGCCAGGCTCTACGTAGGGAATTGCTTCCTTTCGTAGGGTCTTAGCGATGTACCCAGCCGTGTGCATAAGGAACCTGGAAACCAGGTTATTATGCACCGCAATGGTACTTGCTACTGACTCCGGATTGCCGTCTTGCAGCCCCTTCCAATAAACAGGTGTCACCACCTGCCCGAGGAAGGCATCAACGCCACACGACTCCCTGAAGTTTCCTTCAAAGAAGCTTTTGGAGGCGTTGACCTTGAACATAATCTGTTCAAGGGCTAACTTGACGACGCCCGATGATTCTCTGGGGACAATGATGTCATCCCCAAAGACGGCCACCTGACCCGCAAGAGCTTTTATGCTCGCTGGTGTCACTTTCTCGCCGCGGCTCGTAAGAACCGCTGCGATAGAGATCGCCAGGAACAGTAGGCTCTCAACAGGAAAGGTACAGGCGCTACCCATTGTTGCAAACTTATTCAGTTTGCGATGAAGACTGAACCCCAAGTTTTTGGGGAGCTCCACCCAACGGGTCCGGCAAGCGGCCAAAGCTCTCAAAAGAGGGGGATTCCCCCTAAAGAGAGCCTCCACCGCCCAGCAAGTGACATGATCGGACGCAGACGATAAGTCTAACGTCGCAAAGATGCCCTCCCGAGACCCCTCGAGACAGAGACTCTGATTGAGACTTTGGTCGCGAAAGCGACAAAAGTCATCGATCCACGAGTCCCTGGCCCTCTGTCGAAAGTAATGCCAAATGTTTTGTTGGCACCACTGATGACAAGATGGCTCCGCAGCGATAAGCCGCGGCTTCGAGAAAGTCTTCGGAACACAGATGAGACGCGAGCTCGGTTCTTTCGAACTAAACTCGCGGCCCACAATGTCGCTGGCCCAAGCAGCATAACTGTGGTAACCACAGTCTGCCAAAGGGAAGCACGATTCGAGTCTGGCATGCCAGTTCCTCCACAAATATTTGTTGGTGGGACCAGTAGCCTCCGCGATAGCGCCAGGGCCATGCCTGAATTGCCACTGCGAGGGGTCATAAACCCCAAGAGCAGCAACCAAGATCCCAGACACGAGGTCTAGGTTCTTGTAGAGTGTCGACCACGCTCCCGTCGCCTGGGGAAACTGAGATTGGAAAGATCCAAACTCGGCAGCCCAGGTCCCAGGGTTATCACACTCCCAGATCCCTACGGGTTCTGGGAGAGCGTAGTCGATGGTGAGGAAGTCCCAGACCTCGTCGGTCTTGGCCCTCACCGGACAGTCAAGGGTAGCCTTCTTTGCGAACAGCAAAAGCTGCCGCAGGAAGAAGACCGCCTGGCTGTCGGGGTCACTCCGCAGGCTCCCTTTCTCGTCGAAGATCAGTAGGTAGAGTCCCCTAAGAAACTTAGGGATCACTACCCCGCTGGAGACCGGTTTTGAACCCGGTAGACCAGACGGATTGTACTGACCAGAAGCTAGGCACCTCTCCAGGTGCTTCGCCAACTTGGGAAGATCGGTCATAAAACAACCAATCCCCCTAGCTGCGACGAGACCGTGGAGTCGTTCGAGATCTCTCTCAAACTCTCCAACAAGGGTCGGGTATGCTTGGGCAGCGTCTCGTAAGAGACACTCCCAAACACGGCTCAGCTCATCTACATGCCGTTTAGACATAGGATTAACTCCAAATGTCGCATGCGCATGTAGGCAGACACTGGCCGCGCAGGAGTCTTACGACTCCCACGCAACGAGTCCAGCGAGGTTCGCCTTGGGCGAGGTTGACTGCATCCAACTGGACAGAGCGCCGGCAACAGCCTGCGCACCGTCGGAAGGAAGCGTCTCCCACACAAGGTAAGCCTTCTGAACATACTCCGCAACCGTACTGGTTGCGAAGATCGTACGCACGATCTCCACGTTGTGGCGATCGTAGGACTGGTTGCGCTTCTTATCATTCACTTTGGAATGACGGATGCGCAACTGGACCATGTGCGTGGCATCTCGAAAGAGATACTCGCTTGCGTACTGGTCTTGGTTGATCCGGATAACGGTAACATTACCGAACCCGGTCAGAGCCAAAACAATAGTGTCTGCGTACATACTGGAGCTTCCTAACGCCCGTGTCTCACGACAGGGGTGGTTCTTAACGGCGCAAAGATTTAAGCGCCGCCAGGGAACCAAGGATCGACCAAGCCTTTAGATCTACTAAAGGCTGTAAAGAAGGGATGAAAGGGAGAATGGGAGCGCAAAGATAGCGTTCCTTTCTCTCGTGGATTTCGACTGGCATACCAGAAATGGTACACCAGTCCTGCCACGAACCGGGTAATAGCTCGAATCGCGTATCACTACGGGATTTTCGCATTACACAGTTTTCGGACCAGGTCATCGGGATGGTGTTGTCGGTGGCGGCTAAAATAGTCCCCAATCCGGCGAACCAATCGATGAACCAACTCCAGGGAGTAATCTCCCATAGAGCTTGAAGCGCACCGCGACTGGTGATGCCCAACGTCTGCAAGTAGGCGGCGTTTCGCCGTCCTGCCTCCGTCGTTGGTATACCACCGTCTCCGATAAGTTTCCACTTAACGGAGCCCCACATCGATGAAGAGTGGGTCACCTTGCGCTTGGCCTTGATGGTCGCCCCAGTACTGGAGTGCAAAAACACTTCAGTCTCAGGGAAATCAACATGGCTGTTTCCTAGTCCTGCCTTTCGTTTCACAGACTTGGACACGAGGAGATTCTCAAGGACACGTTCGCGTCTTTCGACAGCGTCCATGAAATTGAGCATCGTCCTTATGTCGCTCACCATGGGTTTGATAGCCCACCGCCAGGTCAAATGACCAGCGGCGGCAGCCTTCATCAGGTTGCTACCATACTCCTTGACGAGCTTAGGAATTTCCCGGAGCCGCATGGCATAAACGCCAGAGACGAACTCGGGAAGCTCAGCGAGAAAACTAGGCAAGTCTACATGAGGTAGACTTACGTTAGTCTTCGCGAGGAGCTGCCACCCTACGTTTGACCGATCCACTTCATCGAGAAATGGAAAGGACTCACGTGGGTCGCTCGGCGACGGGTGATAGTCAATGGGGTACGCGATCAACTCGCGTAGTAGAGCCCCTCCACCACCTAGAAGCCGACCATCTAACACAGGATGGTACGTGTGGATAGTACTCAAGTCCAAAGGATTTGGACGAGGGTAGTTTCCCACAACATCATCACATGTCTGTGTTATGCCTTCCGAGGCAACGCGAACAGAGGTCTGCGGATTGGCGAGGTAGTAGAACGAACTACCTCCCTTCCCGTTCAGATTCTCACGCTCGCGATGTCTGGCTGGCATAGATGGATTCCTATTAAGTCTGTTCCCTTCAATGGAGGTGCAATTGCACGACCTCTCGGGAGAGAGATCTGGCCTGCCCACAC